GTATCATCTCCAGGTATTCCGCTAACACGATAAACATAACTAACAATAATCTTAAAGCTATCAAAGGTTCCATCTCCATCGGCATCGTGATTCAGTGCGGTGCCTACTGGAACGGTAATAATTCCATTGACTTTATTTAAAACTACTGATACTGTACTTACAAAGCTGCTATCTAAAATATTTGGAAACTCTAAAACTCCTGTAACTTCTTCTAAATTAACTCTTTGACCATTTGAATCTAATTCAACTGCATTAACATTTATATATATAATTTCATCAATTTGTGATTTAGTAAAAGAAGTTGTTCTAGCATCATCAATAATTCCAAGTGGAGCGGTTCCATCGCTTACTGTGGCTACGATATCATTTCCAATTAATCCTAACTGTGCAAACATTCCAGGCTGAAACTCTGCAGTTGGATCAACCGCAGTACTCATTGGCATTGCATTTCCACTATGAATTACTTTAAGCATTTTTCCTCATAAGCAAAATAATAAAGGGAAGATTTCTCTTCCCTTTATTATACTATTAATAGGTATTCCTATTTGATTTTAGTTAGAACTATTTTTTAATAATATTTTTCATTGTAGTTCTAACTAAATCTCCTGCAAATTTATCACCAGAGCTATCTAGCTTTCTGGCAACTTTTTGCAAATGGGAAATTACCGATCTTTTTTCCGCAGCTTCTTTCTTTAGATCATTGCTAATAGAAAGTGCTGTAGCCTCTACAACATCGGCTGCAAAGTTCTCACCCTTGTTTCTAAGGCTGGCAGCAATCTTTCCGAGTCCGTGCATAACCTTAATTCCCTTTGGAGAAATTAAAGATGGAGACTGTCTAGCTGATTTATGATGCTCTTTTACAGAATCATCTTTAGCCTCATCAGCATCGCTAATGCTATCTAATGATTCGTCAATTTGATTTAAAACTGCATCATTTTTTGTATCATCTGGACCAGAAACTAAGCTAACCAGATCCTCGTCACTAATTGCATCATCTTTTACTTCTGAAGATAAAGATACTGTGGTATCTCCTCCAGAAACTTCGGCTTCTGCCTTTTTATTAAGAGAGGCTGTCTTGTTCAAGCCTGGCTTGCCAGCCATGAGTTTAGCAAACTCATGGGCGATGGCATCACCATTTGTTCTAATTTTCATTTTATACTCCTTAGTCCCAGAGAGAAAGAAGCTTATCAGCAGTAATTGATCCAGATTGATTTGTAGCTTCTGACTCTACACCGACATTGACACCGCCTAGATCGGCAGCGACCTTGGTCTGAGGAAGAAGTCCCTTTCTCTGCATCTCCATGCCTACATCATAGGCGCGGCGAAGCTTGATTCTATAAGACTCTCTCTCATCCTCGGCCTTCTTCTGCTGCATTCTAGCATTGAGTGCTGAAGCCCTAACATCAAATGCCTTAACCTGATCAGACATCTGTGGCCCGGCGCTCATACCAGCAGGCATATTCTCCTGAGATCTCATGCCCATCTGCATTCCATTCATGGTGTGTAGGGCGCTCATATCATTAAGATCATCATCCTTTACGTCACCTGAGTCATCACCCTTCTCGGACTTCTTGCCTTTATCATGACCCTTCATATCTTTGTCATGACCTTTCATGGGGTGCTTCTTGTCTTTTGCCTCATCTTCTGCCATATCAGCGGCCTCTTCTGCTCTCTTTAGGAGGGCAGTTCTTGCAGCAGATCTCTTGGAAAGAGCGCTGGACTCAGCCTGCTTGACAATAGCCTCTCTACGAGCCCTTCTCATATCCATGGCGGCAGAGACTAGCTCATCAGCGGCGGCATGTTCGCCATCATACATATCATGTTCTGGACCCATCATTGCATCATCCTCGTAATCAACGTAATCTGAGGCTTCATCGCCTTCCATAACGTAATCATCCTTCATATAGTCTTTTGCAGACTGGGCTGACTTCTTGAGTCCACCAGCAGTCACAAATGTTTTGGCAACCCTGATCAAAGAGGTGGCTTCGCCAAGAATTCTAGCAGAATCTTTTCTAGCCTCTCCAGCTAGCTTGACAAATTCTCTTCTCTGTGCAGAAGAAAGCTTGGCAATATTCTCATAGGTCTCGGCAACCATGGCAAGCTCATCTGCAGAGCTATCGAGCTGTCTGTAAGCCTTCTTAAGATCATTAAATAGATGTCTAGATAGAGCCAGCTTCTCTTCATCTTCTTCACCATCTTTCTTTTTGCCGGTGAAGACATTAACATCAACATCTGCTTGCTGTTTATCTTTTAGCTCATTAACTAGATCTCTAACTGCAGAAACTGCGGTTTCAATGTCAGTTAGCTCTTTGTCGATTTGTCCGGCTGGATCTTCTGCTTTTTCGGCAGACTCTTCTTCCTCTGCGCCGGCATCACCCTCTGGGGCCATCTCATCGTCCATTGGCTCTGCGCCCATTGGGACTGCGCCCATATCGTCCATGGGTGGAAGGGCTGCACCAGCAGCGGCGGGGGCTGGAGGGGCACCAGCGTCGGCGGGAGCGGCACCCATATCTGGAGGTGGGGGAAGCTCCTGGGCTGCCTTTAGAAGTCCTGATACATAAGGAATGCCGCTAGCTCTAATCTGCCTGCAGACCTCTCTACCGTACTCTTCACTCTTGATCCAATCCCAGTTACCATTGAGATCTGATCCAAAGATATCTCCTGCTGTGGCGGCAATAACTCTTCTGTTGCCGGAGAAAACCTCAAATACTGAAGCAGACTTGTTAATGCTGCCATTAGCATTTCTCTTAACAGAGAATCTGGTTGTTAGAGAAGGGCCTGTATAAGCAACCTTGTTTAGAGCAGCTCCTCTGGCAGAGGCTCTAGAGAGCTTCTCTTTGAGGGCCATATCCTCTCTGGTTAGCTTGCTCATATCGGCATCTTGCAGAAGGTGACGATCCTGAGTATTTCTAACGGTTTCTGACATTTTGTCAGACTTAAAGGTGGCTGGCTCGCGATAGCCTTTATCATCTACAGATTCTCCACCCTGCATGTAGGCGATTCTGCGAAGTCTGGCATCCTTAAGTGCTGCTCTAGAAAGCTTCTCTTTGAGAGCCATATCCTCTCTGGTGAGCTTGTCCATATCAGCATCCTGTAGAAGATGGCGATCCTGTGTGTTTCTAACAGTTTCAGACATTTTATCTGACTTAAAGCCGCTGGGCTCGCGATAAGATTTGTCGTCTACTGACTCTCCACCCTGCATATAAGCAATGCGTCTGCGGAGTTCTGCTCTTTTCTTAAGATTTGTTTCACTCATTATATCCTCCAATAATTGGTTAATTGATAGTTTGTCAGAATCTTTTACGCCAGCCACAGATGTAAGCGGGGCGGAAGAGGGATTCCTATTTACAGCTTTAACCACATCGCTGCTTGCTGTAAAGTCTGGTTCATCCTCTGGGTCTTTTGTCCCTAAAATGGAATGAGAAGATGTAGCTCCAAAGAGCTGATTTCTTACCCCTGGCTCACCAGAGGTAAATCTCTCTGAGCCTGCATCAGATTCCTGATAGGCATAGGTTTTTATGTCGGAGTTTGTGTGACCAGATGTGTCTTTTAGATCCGATTCTTTGATAAATCCATTATTTGCTAAAAAGCTTGTAATAATTTTCTTACGCTGTGGAATGCTACAACCATTCTCACCACAGGCTGTCTTCATAATTGTTTCAAGATGAGAGGCCTGCTTTTCACTAAGTCTTCCCAACATTTCATCAACATTTTCAACGCCATAATTAACAAACTCAGTTCTATAATCCTCTAGTGAGGCAAGACATCTTAGAAGAATGGCTCCAGGCTCTGCTGGCTGCACCACAAGAGAATACTCAATTGGCTTTAAGCCAACGTTAATTTCTCCATGAGCAGTCTTGCCTAGAACGTGTGAGCAATACTCCTTCTGAGTACTAGCCTTATTTCCACATTCACTGCAGATTGAAACCTCCACAGCAGTTCCCATGGATCCATATCTAACAAGTCCTGTTGTTACCTTTCTAGCCAAATCTGGATAGTTAACCTTATCTAGGGCACAAAGACCAATGACTTGTTTAAACTTTTCATCATAATGTGCATCCAAAATGATGCCTCTGATTCCGTCTACAGAAGAAGATTCATGATCTCTGCAGAGCGGCATTCCTACCCACTTCTTGGCAGCAATCTTTAATTGTGATTCTGGAAAAATATCTCTGTTATTGTTTCTATGTGGCAGAACGTTTCCATGCCACTTCCAGTTTTCATCAAAGAAGCCCCAAGCATCTTCGCCGTTGGCTAATTTTTTTACCTTTCCATTTTCATCTAGGTAGGCTGATTCTGCTGCCTTTAAAAAGATAATAGAGAAATAAAGAAAATCGTCGGATTTTGGTGCAATTGCTCTAACATCTGTAGCTAACTTATTCAATCTATCAACCAACTCTTGTGAGGCCAATACTTTCTCTGCGGATTCAGTTTGAATTTTTGGCTCATTAGAATAACAAATTTTCTTTAACATTTAAACCTCAAGATAAACATTATAATCATTATTAATTTTTATAATCTTTGTGTAAAAGAATTCAATCTATTTTTTCATCCTCTTCTTTTTCAATATATTTTTTTATTATAGCAGATCTTCTATTTGTGTCATCATTTTCATCAAAAATTTCTGCTTCTTCTTCTTTTAAGTCAAAATTATCTTTATTTCCCTTCTTTATAACAGTTTTAGTCTTTGTATTATCTCCGAATTTATAAAACATAAAATCTCCTAAGGTGTAATTACTAGAACACCCAAAATATCTGTATTGATATAATTTACCATGCGTTGATTAGAATTGTTTAAATCCAAAAACATTTTTTCTGCTTCACCAGTTTTTTGAGTTAACTGAGTGATAAAATCGTCATTTTCTATAGAATCTGATAGGTCAAAAATTTCCTTAACAACCTTTGAAGACCTCATGGTAGAGGTAGCTACAGCACTAATGATTTCAATTGTATTAGAAATATCTTTAATTTCATTCATAATCTGTAGCGCTTTCTTTATATCAGTTAAAATCTTTTTTAATATTTCTGTATTTCTTTTAACAGATTCATTATACTCATATTTACTATTTTTAATACGATTTTTATCTGACTGAATAGTTTGATAAACAGAAAGATTCTTTTTTAAATTTTTTAAAAGTTTGTCTAAATCTTTTTTTGTTTTTTTAAATAAATCTTCTGCTACTTTTGCTTTTTCTAAATCTTCCTTGGGAACAGGGATTCCTGCTTTTTTATTTAAAAAATAAAGATCATTATTAGGATATCTATTTCTTGAGGCTTCATATAAAGAATCATTTTGATGATATCTTAAGACTTCAAAGCTTGGAAAATTTTTGTTAAATAAGATTTTAGTTTTAAAGTTTAAAATAGATCCAATCTTTTCCCAATTAAAATCGTTTTTTGTTGCTAAAACAATTTTTCCATTAAACTTTAAAATTTCTTCTAAGTTATCTTTAGTTTCTTTTCTAAAGGCTTGAGAGAAAGAAGAAGATGTTGCTGGCAGACAATAAGGTTCTTGCAGGTTGGTGCTTGCGTACTTGATCATTGATAAGTTTTCAAATTTATCGCTAATAGTTTTAGGACCAGATCCAATAATAGTTCTAACGTTATTGGCATCATAAGAGTTAACTTTATGAATTTTAACATCATATCCTAAAATAGTATCCAAATCTATTATGGCGACATTTGAAAGGTCATTTAGAAAGGCCTCTTTTCTCAAGCCCTCTACACCCCTTACCTTGATGGAGACAGAGCCATACTTATGAATAGATGATGGTAAGAAATTGGAAGTTTTAATGGCAGTATTTTTATCCAAAAAAGAAGAAGATAAAGATTCAGCGGAATCAACAAATACAGCATCACCAACTTTAATATCCAAGAGACTAGACATTCCACCTTTTATCTCCAAAACATTTCTCACCTCAGAGCATGAGAATAGTCCAGGGCTTCCAGGCTGGATATTTTCTTCTATTTTTTTAACTAAAGAATGGTCATCTAGAAAAATAATATCTATAGGATAAGAGACGGTACCCATATGATAAGAGACATCGGTTGCTCTTTTATAGGGAAATAATAAACCAAAGCTATTCCTAATATTAGAATAAGCTTGCAATCCAGTAAATTTCTTATCAATTGAGTCAGCAATATCACAAATAAAAGCAGCTTTTGTATTACCATCTCTATCTAAAACTCCAATAATTTTGGAGTTTTTTAAATTATTAAAGGAAACTTTGTAATAACTATCGGAAAGCTTTTCAAAAGAAGAAATAGTCTCTCCACCATAGTCTGCGGCTTTCTTGATCTGAGAAGGATCCAAATTTGTTTTAATGTATCCAAAAGAGATCGATTTAATTTGATCATTTAAATTTAAAAAAGATAATTTTAAATTTTCAAAATCATCTTCTTCTAGATAAAAAGAATCAAATTTTTTATTAAACTTATAATATTTAGAATCACCTGCCTCACAAACAATTTTATCACTAAAAAAATCAGATTGCTTAGAGAGGCAAAAAACATTATGCTTATTGGTAGCACAAGATTCTATTTCATCAATATTATCTGAAACAATAAGAACATTAGAATTGTTTGGTAAATCTTCGTCATTAAATAAAAAATCAAAAAACATGTTAGACTCCATAGGATCTTCTGAGAGAATAAATCTTCTTCCACCAGAAATCCCAGCCGTTGGTGTGGCAGTATCTTCTACGGTAAACTTTTCTGGAGTAAGCGAATCTAATCTAGAATAGCCCTCTTCCATAAAATCTCTATAATTACCATGGCCTTTCATAGAGCCCATTTCAGCATCTGTAGTTCCAATATATGGCCATGATATTTTGTTCATTATAACCTCTTTGCAAGCTCTTGCAGAACCACATTAATAAAGTAAGGATCTTTACCATTTAAAACATTCTTGACAAGACCAAGGCTAACGCCGATTGCCGCACCGCCTGGATTCTTTTTTCCTGAAATTTCAATAACATTAAATTTTTCTAATTTATTTTTTACATTAATAAGAGACTTAACCTGCGCGCTAGAAGACATTCTGCTGAGCATGATTTTGATTATTTTACTTAATTCTGTAGCAACATAAACCGGATCTCTTTCTAGAATTTGTGCTTTTTTAATTAAATCATCTGACATGAGATTCTGCCTCTGCTCTTGTAATCTGATAGGCTTGCATTTTTGCCTGAGTCTCTCCTAGAGTTGTAACATTTTCTTTTACAAAAAGATTAAATTTTAAAATTAATTCTGATATTTTTTTATCTTTATCTAAAATATCAGAATTATTAATTGCTTTAATTAGCAAATTAAGCTGATAGACATAATCAACTTCTTCCATTTCGGCTATTTTTTTAATTAAAAAATCTCCAAAGTTAGCCAATGCTATTTCACCTGTTTCATCTAAATTATCAGAAAGTTCTATCATAAGATCTTTAAGATCTTTATATGGTGTCTTTTTCTTCTTGTATTTTTCAACCCTAGAGGTAATTGATCCCTCGCCTTCCTCATTCTTCATAAAGGGCTGACCAAGATAGGTTCCGGGCATGATATAACCTCTAGCGCCAGTCTCTAGATCAGAGGCCGGTGCAATGGCTGGCATGTTTTTTGTATTTTTTACAACTTCTTCTTTTTTTGAAATATAAGATTTTTTATTCATTGTTTTAACTTATTTAATATTTTCTGCCTATCTACTTTAGAAATATTAGAAGAATCATTAATTAAGTCATTTGTCTTGAAATATATTTTTGATATTCCAGACTCAAGAGAATAAAGATTAGTACCAGATTTCACCATAGTTATGCCAGATTTTGTTTGAATGCTAAAAATTATAATTCTTGGATGTAGTGAGAGCTGTGCGGCAATATTTGTTGGCAAAGAAATTTTTAAATCATAACCAGAAATAGCAGAATTTGGAGATATTTCTAAATTAAGATTGTTAGAGCTAGGATTAGAAATAATGTCGCGAACTTGATTTAAGGCCTGAGAGATGGCTGGCGGAGGATTGGTTAGTCTGGACGGATCGGATATCTTGAGAAGTCCAGGTCTATAAATCATGGAAAATAAATCATAAGGTTGAAGATTAGGTGTTTGGCAGACAATGGCCAAGGTAAATGACGGCTGAGAAGATGCTGTAAAAGAAGATAGTTTTAAACTATTTGTTGCACCATCAAAAGTAAAATCTACTAGATTTTTGATTGAATCAATGAAAAAAGTTGAAGAAGTACTGCTTGTTGTGGTGGTTTGTCTTCCACCACTTGCGGTAGAGCCCTGTCCAGAAGTAGGTTTGGCGGAAGAGCCGCCAATAGGAATAGAGGAGACTGATGGAAAGTTTGAAGAAATACTATTTGCGATGGAAACTAAAATGCTAAGATTTTTAAGTTCTTTTAATAAATTAGAAAGTTGAGAAATTAAATTTTGAGGAAGATTATTTAAATCATATTTCTTAGTTGAAAGAGTATCCTCATCTATATCTATACCTGTACTTACTGCAGGATCTAGGTTTAAAAATTGCTTAATAATTGAAAAATTTGTTCCAGAAGCTTTGTTAATATTATCTAAACACTCTGAAATATTATCTATTAATTGATATAAATTGGACTTTAATTCTCCTATAGATAATGAATCACTTGATGAAATAGATCTTAAAATAATATGTTTTTGCTTTTCATATTCTGCCGCCTTTGCAGGATCTGCTGATATATTTTTTCCCTCTAATAATTCTTCTGAATATTTCATCAGGGAGTTAAATTTGGCAAAGGCAGCAGTTATTTTGCTAGAAACTCTCGTAGAAAAAGAGGTAAATAAGTCACCAACAGATGGAGATACTCTTCCGCTGCTGGTGGCTGATTTTGATGCACCTAGTTGTAATTCTCTTTGCATATAATTAGAGCCTGGAGTTGCTAATAAAATAGACGTAGCCAGCCCTATAGCACCAGACAGCAAGGCTGGAGTATCAGTCTTAATCATTCCTATTTTATTGAAATCATTCATACCTACAATAAAAGAATGTATTGCAGTTGCAAAATCAGCTTCTGTAAAACTAGATTCTTTAGACTGTGGTGGTCCGCCGCCAGGCTGCACCGCAGCCGGGCTTAGCTTTTTTAAAGAAGTTCTCATAAGATAATGCTCCGTAATTACTTGCTAGGCTGGTGGCCCGCCCATCGGCGGTGCTGGCGACTCCATTCCAGGTAGTCCACCGCCGCCCTCTGCGGGCGCTGCTGCCGCAGTACCCTCTGGAGGCTCTGGAATACCTCTAGTTGGATCTAGGCCTTGGATTTCAGAAAGTCTCATGTTGCCCAAGATCTGCTGTTCTTTGGAGAAGATTTGATCATCAATCATCTCCTCTCTAATTCTTCTACGCTCCTCCTCATAGGAAAGTCCAAGACTTCTATGGAGTGTCTGTAGAGAAACCTGTTTGTTGCCAACAAAGGTTGAGATTTGCTGAACGTAATCATTCATATCATATAGATTCATATGGTTCCAATCAATAGTTGGAACTAATAATCTTTTTTCTCCATCCTTATATTCAAAGAAGTCTTGTAGCTCGCAAATTGGGGCAAAGATTTTTCTTTCTAACCATTTTTTAATCATATTTCTAAAGACATCATATCTTTGCCTCAAGACATCTAGACCTACAGAGGAGCTGGCATAGGTGGCAGACTCCTGATCCATTAGAGCCTTAGGTGTCATCAGGCCTGCATAAATGTTCTCTACAATATGAGTAATATCAGCGGCTATATCCATGGTTGCGCCGCTATATCCGCTTCTTTCTATTTTAACGCCAGAGTGAGTAACAATCTTAAAGTCCTTATCATATTGCGCTTCTTCTAGAACTTGTTTGAAGGCTTCAATATCAGACTGGGTGGCCCTATAATCTCCATCACCACCCAGGGTGACTAGAGTCAGTGGATTGATCATACCATCGGCTTGAGCAAATTTTGATTCTCTGAGTTTATCATATAACATTAGATCTTTGTAAATAGAAACAATGATAGAAGTTCCTCTAATATCATATGGAGAGCTTAAAAGTTTTAGATGTGAAATATTAAAGTCATCCAAAGGTATATTCATACCTTTTTTAACATAATCAATGATATGAGCAGGTATGAACTTCCTCATAGATACATCGGCTGGCAAGTTGGAGTTGACCATTCTAACCAATCCAGCATCTGGTCTGAGCGAGACTTGAGAGTGATTTCCTATAATAGATTTTTTTACATGAATAAAGTCTGGGTTTAAAATAGTAATTCTATTCCATACACCCATACTTTCATCTAGCTCTGCATAGGGAAAGCTCTCCCCCATCTTCCAGAACTCAAGAGCCGCACCATAGACAACGGAGTACAAATCAATTCTTTCAGCCATTTCCATAAAGAATTGTTGAACTTTTTTATTTTTACATGTAATATTAATTTTGCTAATAGGATAACTAGAGTGCAAGTTAATAGCGTTTCGAACAATTGGATGGGTATCATAAAATACCCTATTCCAAGCGTTCATAGTAACTCTATCTCTTGGAAGATTTAGATTTGCAAGCTGAAAGAGTGGAGAGTAAACTTCTGGTGCCAATCTATCATTATTATATCCAGTCTGTGGACCAGGCATGGGAGAGGTGATGGAAGCCTTTTTATTAAAACCTCCCTGTTTAAATGAGGGGCTGTGAGCAATAGAGGAGTAAAAACTTGACTCCATCTTTGCGTCAATCTGTTTATTGGCAACCTCAGAAATCTGAGCCCTTCTAACCTCAGATAAAGTACTAGCCGCATTTTTATTTATATTCTGTGGTTGTCCCGGATTTCTTCTCATATCAAACTCTCCGATTTAATTTTGCCAATACTGCCCTAGGATACTCATGTTCTGTCTTATGTCCAGGTTTTATTGAGAAACCTTTGGTTAGATCAAACTTGTATGCCATATAAGCATACATTAGGGCCATCAAGCCGTCATTAGGAACACCTCCCTTGGAGTATGTTTTGACCGGCTGCCCACCAACTATTTTCGTCTTAACTTCCATGGATGTACAATGATCTATTAACCACTCAACATATTCATAGCTTTTCCATGGAAATCTAATTCTTCCTTTTCTAAATTGATCAAATATTTCTTCAATTAATAAATCTTTATTATAAGAAATTATTAGCTCATCCTCACGAAACTTTACAGCATTAGCTAAGCTGCCGCTACCCTGTGCTCCGAGAAATTTATCACGATAAATATACTGCAGGTCATGAACAACATCTTGTCCGAAGAACCAGTCAGAAACACCTCTGTTGACAGCGAATCTTCTATACATTTCTTGAATAGTTTCTTTTTTATAGCTAAAGTCGTTCTTTCTTAATTTATGAGCATGCTCAATTAGCAGTGTGCCATCAGGCATGGCGGACAGAATAACTACACAAGAAAATGATTGACCAGCAGTAGAGCTTGGATCATCATCCTTACCACCCCAGTCCACACCCAAGTAAACTTGCTTTTTGCCTGATTCAATTTTTGTAGAAAATTCCCTATCTTGATCCCTGCATTTATTGTAAATCTCATCCTTGGTAAGAGGCATGCCTGCATCAGAGTAAAACTCTCCAACCACCTCATTATTCCAGAGTCTCTCTGACTGAGAAGGATTTTTCTCCGGCATTAAATTGATAATATTTTCCTTAGCAAAATAAGGAATATAAAGCTGATTAATATGGAAGCCTGTAAATTTACATTCTTCCGGATTTTTTGATGGAACCCATTTACCCATCTCTATTGCTTCAACTTTCTTTTGTTTTGTTCCGCACAATGGGCATTGAACTATATTATCATGCAGCCAGATTGACATCCATCTATTATCACCCGGCAAGTAAAATGGGTAAGTCTTTTGACAATTAATGCAGCCAAGATGATAATATCTTTGATCTGACATGTCCCAGATGGTAGAGAAATAACTATTTCTTTCTTTTGGTGTTCCGTAGTAAACTTGAACACCCTGACCAATTGGGCCGTATTTAGCTGCCGTTAAAATCTTGGTTGCGTTACCAACTGCATGACCATACATATCCTGAATCTCGTCAAAAAATACAACGTCTGCGGTCATACCACGGATTCTATCTCCATCAGCGCCCAGTGACTCCACCCAAAGAGTTCCGGTTTTAAACTGCTTCATTGTTAAGTTATCAACAGCATTATCTGACTTTAATTTATTCTTATTAATAAAGTCATCCTTGGCTGTTCTAACCATGGTCTCCAGCTTATCCTGAGAGAATTTTTTTGCCTGAGCTAGAGCGGGGAACAAATGAACAACTCTAATATTAGGATTGGTAAATAGACCGCTATTAGTAAAATAAAGATCTAGGGCTGAGCCCATGATAGTAGCACCTACCTGACGACCCTTCTTAATTACTACTGGCTTACCTTTTTTCTGAGTTGCTTCCAAAGCAATATAACGATAGATGTCTACCATAAATCTCCAACCAGTTTCGAGGAGATTAAAATCGGTGCCATCTATCGTTAAATTATGCTGAACAAAGTTTGCTGGATCGAAATCTAAAAAACTACTGGCTAGCTGATCTAAGATTTTTTCTTCTTCTTTTCTCTTCATTCTTTGGGCGAGGCGTGAAGTACGTAGTCTGCCAGATCATTTTGGATACTAGAACTCGTAGTTTCATCTGCCACATATTTTACTGCATCTTCTTTTTCTTTTCTATATTTGGCCAGCTTTGTCTTTAACATTTTTCTTAAAGACTTTGGATTGATGCTTTTTTCTATTTTTTCAAATTTTAATTTAGGATCTCTCTTGCACTCATGTATAATAGCTTCAATGCTAGCATCTGGCCTTGACTTGCCAAAATCAATGGCATATTCTACGAAGTTTTTTAGAATCTTCATGCCATCTTCATCTAAGACTTTTTTAGCCTTACAAACTTTACACTCTTCTTCGTCTGGGCCATCTTTAACGTGATCACATTTGATTGCGGCAGACTTTACCTGAACTGGCTCATCCTGCATGGTCTTGATTAGATCGAAACCAACTCTTTGTCTAATATCTGCCATCTTCTCTTCAATGGAGCCAAATTCTTTGTTTTTAATTTTTTTAAAATTATCAATAAAGTTGGCGTCTTTTCTTAAAGAGTTTGCAAAATCCTTTAGCCAATCAACTGTGGTATTATAAGATTCAGATGTATCTTGTCTTGTTATTTTCATGATATTTTACGCAAAATAGTTTTTGATAAAATCAACGCCATGCTTAGCATTGTTATCAGAATCTTTAGTTAGACCAGAATAGGTGCCTCTATCTTTAAAGATATGAAAACCACTATCCATGCAGATCTGCATAATAGCCAACTCTTCTCTTGGGGTTATAGCATACTTTTTGGATAAGAAGTCATAAACTTCTTCCATACTGTGTCCTGCAGAAACATGTGCATTAATCATAATTCCAGAGATGGCTCTTTCAAAAGGTGAGACTGAAATGACCATCTTATTTGGTGTGGCTGCTTCTTTTTTGAGATCGGAATAGCCAACCTGATTGCCAGAATAGCTTGTCCAAGATGGAATGCCGTTTTCATCTAGACTTGCTTTCTTTTTGGAATCTTCTTTAAATCTATTTTTTAATACATTAATATGCTTAGATAGCTTGGCAACATCAGACATAATGTTAGTTCTAATCTTCTCTAAGACATTAATATCTAAAACGCCATCTTGATCTTTTCTAATTACTGTAGAGATTTCTTTATCAAGCTTTTCAAGCCATGACTTAGCCCTCTCACAACCCAAGGTGGTAGACCCATCGTGCTTTGGAATTTTGGATGGATAGATTTCATTGATATAGTCTAGGAATTTTTTAATATTACCATCATTAGCATAATCGCCTTCTTCTTCGACTTCTTCCTCTTCAAAGTCGGACTCTTTAGCTTCAGATCCTGGAATGATGGAAATCTTTTCATCACCATGCTCTTCAACAAATTCTGTTAGACTCTCGTCTAACTCTGTAAGTTCCTCTCCAAGCTCTCCAAGGCTATCCTCGCCCTCAATCATGGGAGAGAAGGCCTCTTCTACGGTAACTACTTCCATAGAGTCAGAGTCTTCTTCAAAATCTCCCTCGGAGTCTTCTTCAAAGTAATATTCTAGCACCTGATCCTCTGGAAGAACCTGTGCTTCTTTATAAATATAGCTTGTTACATATTTGCTCATAAAATCTCCTACCCTATTAAAGAATAAATACCATAATATACTGTACGATTATTATTATCAGAATAATCGTGCGGAGGCTGTCCAAAACCAGGAATTGAAGTATTTCCAATCATCACAGATGGATATTCTGGACTCCCATTCAATGGGAACTGATTGGAGACAAAGTCTGCATTAACTTCATTAAATTTACAATCAACTTTCTTAGAATCAGTAAAAAGTCTATCGACATAGGGGCATTGCTTAGGGCTAACTACCTGATCGAGGGCCTCTAAATTGTCTTCCAAATCATCTTGTGCGCTCTCAGAATTCCAATCTATGGGCGACATAAGTTCAATAGCCGCTACGTCTACACCATCGGCTAAACCACCAGCACACTTGCAGGCTCTTGGAATCGGAAGTCCAAATGGACACTTTTGCAATAAACCTCTAATCAAGAACTTCTCCTAAAACAAGAATTTTTTATTAGTATAACTATTTTATTAAGTCCAAATAAATTGGAACCATATTTTTAGATATTAATAAATCTTTAAATTTTCCTATCAATGGAACGAATGGTAACAATTTTGTGTCAACTAATACTCCCAATAATACATCATCATTGATTCCAATCACTTTATCTATATTTGAAGTAATATAAGTTTCTGATACAGAGCCGCTATTTAATGGCATAAAAATAGAATGATTATCTCTAATATAATCTATAATTTCTCCATCTATAGTTAGATTTAATCTTGTGGCAATAGATATGGCACGATAGGCCCTTCTTGGATCATCACCAAAGCAAATCTCTGGAGTTGAAACAGTCTTGATAATTCTGTCATTGCAATCAGAAAGACCAACTTCTAATGGATCAATAATATCATCATTAAACATACTCTTGTGAAGAGTATTGATTGTAAAATCCCTGCTAATTACCTCATAGTATTTTTTATCAGAAAATTTTGAATCTTTATAAAACTCTATTGCTTTCTTTGAATTGAAGTTGCTAGAAAAATCTAAATTTTTATACTGATCTGTATAAATTGTAACATGTAGATCATTAAATATTTTATAATAAAAATTATTCTGTAAGGCAAAACCAATAGCGTATCTGGTGATATCAGCATTGTTCGTAGTAAGGTCTATGTCTACAATTTTATCTTCTAATCCAAAGGCAGTATCTCTAACATAGCCACCCACAATAAGTGGGGTATCTATGTAGTTTTCTTCTGCAAATTTCTTTAGATTGTTAGCTAATTGTAGGTCCATTTTCTTTCCATTCTAGACGTTATTGAGGGGTTTCTTCTGGCCTTGGAACGTTGGGCTCGGTGCCTGCCTCCTGACCTTCAGTTAGCTCCTCTCCACTATCCTGTGCCTCAAGAAGCATTCTTGCATTTGCTAGCTGGCCCATCATCTTAGTAACGCGGGTTAGAGCGTAAGAGTATCCGTCAATTAGTTTGCTCTGAGCCTCTGCTAACTCTGGAAACATTGCTGCAATTCCAATTTTATCCAACATAATGTCAAACTCTGCTAGCAATCTAATAATTCTTCTATCGGAAAGCATTCCTGCTACCTCATCTAATTTTGAAGCAGCGTCATCTAACTTTACATCTCCAACAAATCCGTCGTACTCTCCTTCTTTTGGACCTGGAATTGGAGTAATATCCTTTATATCTGCAGGCTCTACATCGTCTGGACCAGGTATACTATCCTTCAAGGTCCTCTCGGGAGATGGAGTCTCAACTGGTGCTTCTGCTGCGCCTTCCAATTCCGCCTGATCCACTGGAGCGGCGGCTGGTGCTGGAGCGGGCGCTGGAGCGGGTACTGGAGTCTGCTCTGCTTCTTGCGCTGTTTTAATTAAAATATCAGAAGCATTTTTAATCAAAGATGTAGAAGATTTATTCTTAGCATACTTTTTTAAAGTATTGCTAAATTGGTAGGTTAAATCCTGGGCGGTAGATAAAAGCTTAACACCTCTAATTTTATGACTAAAAGTTAATAAAAGCTGAGAAAGCTCTAGGTATTCATCTGGAGAAAGATGATCTGATTCTCTAAGTAGTTTATCGATTCTTCTGCATGCAGTATTGACTCTTGCCTTCCAAGACTTTAGATCATCAGAGCTTGTATCTACTGGGTTAGCCTCTGGCTGCGAGTCTGCCTCTGCCTTGGCGGCGGCTGCACCAAAGCTGCTGCCTGGAAGATCGTAGGTGGAGTGACCATAGAGGCCAGGAGTTTGCCCTAAATTACCACTATATAAAGCTTGTTTTTTCATGTTTTTATTCCTAGAAGCATATTTTAAGTTTTCACCATTATAATAAAACTTAAACCATGCTTTAAAATTAGTATCTTCTTGTATACTTTTATCTAATTTTTCTGCATATTTATCAAGCAGATTTAAAACTAGCTCTCCAGTTTTTTTAGATTCTAGATGAATTGCATAAACAAGATCTAACCATTTTTTTAAATCATACTCTGGAGCCAACTCTGGACCTCCAGAGCCATTAGGATAGGCTATTTTTTTTAACTTTTTTGATTCCATTAGATTGACTAATGTCCAGTAATAAGCATCATTAAAATCTCTTAAGTTACCATAAGAAAATTTAGAAATATCTTTTATACCAAATTCTTTGGCTGCTTTTTTGGCCAATAATTTTTGAGAAATAGTAAAAGACATTATTCTTCTTCATTCCTTTCTTCTTTTAGCTTTTTTATTTGCTCAATCCAATCCATTTTATTCTTTAAAGGCTGAGCTCTAACCTGCTCTTCGATGTATTTTAGGTATTCCAGATATCTTTTTGATTTGAAGATTTCAATTGCAGAATTTTGTCTCTCATTAGAGATGTTTGTTTTTAACCAATTAGAAAAAGAAATTCTGCTATTTAAATCATGAAGCTGAAATGTTTTAAGCTTTTTACCGTCCATCAACATCTATTATTTGCCTCCTTGGATCTACATCCTGGTAAACATCTAATTGCTTCATTCTATAATTCAATTTATCTACAAATAATGCAATTAACTTTGGATCCATTTCTCTTAGAATTTCTAAAATTGTTTCTTTTAAAATTCTTGCATGTTCATTAACAACATTAATATTAATATTATGTTCTATTTTTTTATCAGCAACACCCTCAATATATTTCTTCCAGTCCTGCATTAAGGACTTCATAGTATTGACGTACTCAAGAAAAATTCGATCCTCTTTAATGGATCCACCTGTTTCTAATAAATTAAAGTAGTGTTCTATTCTAGAGTTAATCAGCCTGTCCATTTCTAGTAGTCGCCTAGTAACATCTAGTTCAGAAGAAGCAATCTCATCAATCTTTTTCTGATAGGCATTAGAGCTTTGTACTATCATTTTTGTTTCAAGCTCTAAATTTTTCTTATCAATTTCTGTTTTTTTATTCTTAATATCTTCTAGAACTTCTCCTTTAATATTTAGGTTTTCTGATCTAAATTTCTGCAGAGTCATATAAGAAATATGAAGTCTTTTAGATCTTGGATATTTTTTTTCAAGCCAAGATTCTATTTCCTTAACAGACTCTCCAGATAAAAGTTTTTCAATAATTCTTTCTTTATCTGGATGATTTAGTACTTTTGCGCTCATGTTACCTCAAAAAAAATGCTCATTTAGATTTTACTCTAAATGAGCAAATTCATTTGCTATTTAAAAATAATACTATCCTTAGATGGTGGAAAGTGCAGCCTGTAGAATATCTGCTGACATTTCTGGATCGTGTCCTACTGAATCCGAATCATCTGAGGAATCATCTTTGCCCATCATGCTGTCTGAAAAATTTTGGTCAGAAATATTGGCCTTTAAAAACTCATTGATTTTAAGGCAAGATTCTTCTCCAAAATTTTGGCTAAGAAAGCTTGCAAGTTTGCCAATATTATCATTATTCAGATCTGCATATGGAACTCCCATTAGAATAGTGCTAGCAAGCTCTGAGCATGGATCTGATTGAGTTTGAGCAACCTTTTTTAGAATTGAATCCAAAAGAGAGGCTTCTTTAGTAAGTCCCAATCTATCTAATCTATTTGCTAGTGTTACTAAGTCTGTCTGAAGATCCACGGTTCCACCTCTAAAAGTTCTGCCATCTGATGTAGTAAATCCTTCATTATAATCAAAAATCTCTTTTGTATTTGGATCCTGATAAACTCCAGATGAAACCCTAAGAGCCTGAACGCCAGGTCTTCCAGGAACATATCTAGTAGATAGACTGCCGGGCTTCTCCTTTTTTGGCTGATATGATTCTGGATGCTCTGGTCCAAGACCATATAGTTTTTGTAGATCAGATGACTTACCGCCGCGTTGAGCTAGGTAGTTCTCTCTAGTATTGTAGTCAGCCACTCCAGATTGGAAATGCTGAAACAGACCGTGTTGATCCTTTAATGCCTTTTTTTTCATGACAATACAACCTTTGAGGTGCTAATTAGAGCTCCCTCTATATCCTCTCTCATAGATCTTCTAAATGGAATTGGCCTTCCCTTGGCATCGAAATCTACCTTAGAGGCTGGTAGACCCAACTTGGGGCAGAATGGCTCCACAGAAGTTGGAACCCAAATAAACTCACCCTTCTTTAGAGCTTCCTTAATAAGAACGTCTCTCTTATCATTGTTAGAGGCATGCTTGAGTAGTTTAGAGAATTTTTCTAGTGCTGAGATATAAGTTTGACCACCGAACTTCAACTCAATAGCTCTAAGTGCGTCTTCTGCGATCTTAAGATCTCCAGAGCTAACTCCAGAAATCATTCTATCTAGCAATTGATCATGAGAGAGTCTTTCCATAGACTCTGCTTCCCTAGAAATGGTTTCTAGTCCAGACTTCTTGGCAACCTTGACCAAGGCATTAATTGACTCAGAGTTTAGCTTGTATAGCTCGCCGCCAACCTTGAAGGAATTTGGAATAATTGGCCTTCCAGATGAAAACTCCACAGGTACAAGAATATCAACTCTTCCGCCAGTTGTAGGAATCTCTGCCTTTAGATTTAGATATCTATCATCAGATGAAGCTACCCTGATCTGAGGATTCTGAACTCCCATTCCCTTTAGCTCTACCTCTAGAACCTTGGAGGCAAGTCCAATCTGATTCTGGGAGTACTTAGAGGCTGCAGCTACTAGGTTATTCTCTAGTTCTGCAAACTTCTCAAGAGCCACTGGAACCACTGGAGTATCCAGCCTGAAATCATGGGCAGCCCTCTGTCCCTCAAACGCATTTCTAGAGGCTTTCTTTTTAAAGTTTTGTTTGTCTTTTAGGTGGACATAGAGATTCTCTTTATTTAGTTTTACAACCTTATTGTCTTGAATAAAAGAATCTGGAATAGATGGAATTCCACCAGCAATCTTGACTGGAATTGACAGATCGACCTGAGTATGATCTGAGGTATCAACAGAGGCTTTGCAAAGAATGAAGTGTTCATTGTGATGAACTACAGAGACAGAGGTTGGAGAGCAGCCCAGGGATGTTAGCTGAACTTTTGTAAACTTCTCTGCTTTTTTGATCACATTATCAGAAAGTGAAGAGAAAGATTTTTTATCAAGAGAGAAAACTCCTTCAAATTCCTTAGAAGCCTCTGAATCACCGTAGAGTGGCAACATGCCATTTTCATAAGAGACTCTAGCTGTAGAAGCATCTTTTTCTATTTTTGGAGATGGTCTTTCAAAGATTAGATCACCAAGCTCTCTTCTAAACTTATCTCTGCCACCACCCATACCTGATAGCTGATGATATAGTTCCGTTAGCTGCGACTGACTAACAAACTGGTTAGACTTTGCAACCTTTTGCATAACATCTCTAAAGTGTCCAATGACAGGATCTCCAGAGTTTCTGCCAGCAGCCTTTTCAAGTCTATCTAGAACATAGCTGGTTGGATAACTCTTACCATTCTGTAATTGATCTAGAGCTTTTTTTGCTTCTCTTGCTATATTTTTAATATCTTTCATTTTATTTCCTTATACAAACTTTTTAAGCTCTGGGAAGACATTGGTAAGAGCTTCTTTTTTTGATCTTGCCTGAGAACTAAAAACATTTTTTAAAAAATCATTATTTTGACTTACTTCGTCTAATAATGCACTTTTAAAGGTAAATACGTCTTCAGTGGAAAAACCATACTCTTCTGATGAGAAGTTGCAAACTGGAACATTTTTATAGGCAAGAGTTACGATTTTTCCGTCGTAGCTAGAAACTGCAGACCAGTCTCCGCCTTCCTTTACCTGATATTTTGGATCAGAGCTTCTGACTAAAAAGCCGTCCTCTACCCTCCACAGGTCATTATATTGGTCATTCATAATCTTATAAATATCAAAGGCAACTTTCTTGAGACCAACAGCCTCATCCATAGATATCTTATTCTTTTTGCTTACATCTTTTATTCTTTTTTGATATAAATCAAATAAGATATTATCTAGTTCTTTCATCTTTGATTCTCCAAGAATGTTTATTTTTATTAATAGATAAAATTTTTATGATATTTATAATTCTGTAAAGAAATTAGTAGGAGAATCTTCTGATAAATTATTTGACTTAGACATTTCATCTAAAATGTCTTTTATTTTTGGTTCATTAAAACATATTTTCTTTAACTTCTTAACTATACCGCCATATCTTTTTTTCTGATTCTTATAATCAATGTTACCATGCATCGCCTTGTGTACAGCAGATTGTGTGATTCCAAGGTGGGATGCAATCTCATTCTGTGTCTTGCCCATAAGTCTCATAAACAAAATTTTTTGCTGATGCTCTGTTAATACATTTCCATGTATTACTTCATATAGCTCTTCTAATAACTTCTCTCTAAGATCACACATTTTATCGCTATAAGAATTCTCAGATAGAATGGCCGCCATTCCTCTATTTTCAGAGAAATTAGATAAATTTGCATAGTCAAAGGAAACTTCAACTATCTTATATTGATATGATTTGCTCTTTTTTTTCATCCCCAATCCTCTGGAATAATTTGTTTAAATTCTTTTAAAAAAGAAGATTTGTTTTTAGATGGATCAGCAAAATATTCATCAACATCTTTATACGGCTTTGGAATTTTTAAAAACCTTAACTTAATACCTTTATTTAGATATTTAGAGTAAATTCTTTCAGCAGATTTTTGACCAGCTTCGTCTGAATCCAAAATGAATGTAATTTTATCACAATATTTGGACAATTTATAAAAATGATATTGTGAAAAGGCTGTACCACAAATGGCAACACAATTATCCAATCCTCTTTGTGTCATGGCAATTTGATCAAAGTAGCCCTCAACTACATAAACATTACCAGAATTTATAATTTTTTCTTTAGAAAAATTTAATCCAAATAAAAAATTTGCTTTTTTAAATGATGAGTTTTTATATTTTGGAATTCCTAGATAAGACCTCTCATCATCATTGACTAAAGCTCTGCCGCTAATGCCTACTGATTCACCATACTCATTAATTAATGGTATTACTAAATAAAAATAATTGGCAAAATCACTATTCTTATGTCCAGAAATAATGTTTGAGTTCATAAGCACTTCTTCGTCTACGTGCTGTATCAGTTTTCCAATATTTTGTGGAAAAAATCCAAGTCTATATCGGTTAATTAGATCAAGACTTAACCTTCTATTTTTTCTAAGATAAGAAAAACATTTTTCTGATTTTTCCAAATTAAAGTGACAGATATCAATTAACTTGGAAATTTCACTAGACTTGCTCTGCATTTAGCTTGTTGCCCTCAAAGTCGGATAACTGATTATTCTCAATTACTCTAACCATAAAATCCGTAATGTTAATTGAACATTTCTTTTCTGCACAATTTTTACCAGAGACTTTTCCTGCAACAATCTCTGTCTCTACGCTCTTTTTACAAGTCTGGCAGGAAAAAACAAAAGCTTTCTTTTTATTAATTCTTTTGATATCTCCAGTATTCTTCATAGATAGCTTTGCAAAATCTGAGATGCCCTTAATGGCATCACCACAGGTATTACAAATAACCTCATTTGTTTCTACATTAAGAGATCCATCTGTAGTTCCATCGCTGAGCTTGCAGCCTTGATTGCACCTTAATATCATACAATTTCTCCATCAATTTCGTCATCAAATGGGTTTTCTACTTCTGCTTCTTCTGTAGCATCAGACATATCAGATGAAGAATCTGAGCCAGAAAGATAGTAGTCTCTAATTGCACTTTCAATAGAGTCTTTGTTAGCTTCGCAGAATTCTATAGCAGCATCTCTAGAGTTAAGCTTTTCTTTATTGATAATATAGCTTCTATTATTGGGTCTTTCAAAAAGGTTAAGCTTTACGCCAAGCTCTAGTAATTCCTCGCCCTTTCTAACAACTCCTGATCTAAAATCTACGAAGAATTCTGCGACTTTAAAGGGAGCACCTAGCTTATTCTTGGTAATCTTGGCTCTAATCTTATGTCCCTGCTTTTCTTCTCTAGAGTCTAGAATTAGGTTATCAGAGCCAGACATTGGACCAACTTCTACCATGATGGAACAGGCATGCTTTAGAGCCTTTCCTCCAGGTGTGTCCTCTGGATTTCCAAACATTTGTCCGGGATTAACTCTTACTTGGTTAATGCCAATCATGGCTACGTTGGCTTTTGCGATACCTGGAGTTAGCTTCTTTAGCTCTACAGTTAGGAATCTTGCAACTGCCGCCATGAGTGACTTGCCAACATCGGCCTCTACTTCCTGTGGAACTTGCAAGTTAGCAATAGAATCTAGGACGACTACTCCCATTCTTCCGCAGTTTAAATTTACCTTCTTTTTTGTCTCTGGATGAACATAAGAAATACTTTGACCTGCAGCAATCATATCAAACAATCCTGGAATCTTAGTTAGCTTTCCAGTGACAGCGTTCTTCTTTACCTTGCCAACCAATCCTCCAAAGATTTTGGCTGCTTCGTTGCTCTTGATAAGATAGACTCTATCATTATCAACTCCAAATTTGGCAGCCCATTCGGCGCTATAAGTATACTCTGCATCTAAAAAGGCTGCACAGTTCTCTGGATGCTCGGACTGCCATTCAGCAATAGCCAAGAGGGCTAAGAGAGTTTTTCCAGAGCTAGGGGCACCAGCCAACTGAATCAGCCTACCCCTTGGCCAACCACCTACTCCGATAGCCCTATCAAGGGACGGAGTGGTAGTTTTGATAACATCTGTCTTAACAACTTCATCTGGTCTCACTACAGAGTCTGAGCCAAAAAGCTCTTCTAGCTGTTTCCAAGCCTCGGACTCTGACATCATTTTCTCTTCGCTTTTTGCCATGTATTCTCCTAGTATTTGTGATTTAAATTAGAGGACTCTGGTGGACGCCACCCCGCAGGGGGTTGCCAACCAGATGGTTTTTCTGGCTCATCAGAAACTACCGCCTCTGTATTTATAAGCAGCAAGGCGATGCTTGTCGAGTTTTCTAGGGCTGTGCGTGTAACTTTTTTTGGATCAATAACACCAGCGGCAACTAAATCCTCCCACTTGCCGCTAGAAGCATTGAAGCCAATATTTGTACCGTTATACTCTAGATACTCTTTTAGAATCTGCTCTGGATCTTCAAATGCATTGGTCACAATTTGTCTCAATGGTCTAGAGCAGGAGTCTAGCAAGACCCTTGCAGCCTCCCTAATCTCATAAGGTGCCATTCCCAAGTCTACCATGCTGGCTGCACGATAAAGGGCTGCACCACCACCAGGGACGTACCCCTCTTCTATTGCGGCCCTAGTCGCCCCTAGGGCATCATCTAGTCGATCCCCCTTCTCCCTTAGCTCCAACTCAGTATTGTAGCCAACAACAATGACGGCAGCCTTATTGGTGAGATATTCCATTCTTCTTTTAATATCTAGTCTATCAGTATCTCCAATAATCTTTTGAAGATCTTCTTTATAGATTATCATTTTTGCTTCTAGTCTCTCTAGATTCTTTTTGCCTTCCAAGATTTTGGTATCGTACTTTCCAACAGTAATTCTCTTTGCAAATCCAAGATCTGATCTCTTTAGATCCTGTGGCTCTAGACCAAACTCAGGGCCGACAATCCTGGTGCCCAATAAGATTGAAAGATCGTCCAACCACTCCGGATTATTTCTGGCATATGGAGGTAGCTCAGTTGCCACACACTTTAGCCTTCCAAGCTTATTGTTTGCAACTAAGGTTGCTAGAGCTTCTTGCTTTAGAGACTTACAGATTAACAAAACAGGTGTTTGTGATTCACTCAGTTCGTTTAAAATTTGAAGCCAACCAGAGGTTAAAGAGCTAATCTCTTGTGTAGTTAAAATAATTGCACAGTTCTGAAAAGTAACTTCAGACCCTCCATCCACAATGAAATTAGAGGTAATAAAACCTTTCTTATACTCTATACCATCAGTAACCCTAACATAAGAATGATTGCCTGGAGAAGCCTCTGCAGTGACAGTTCCAGATAATCCGACTTTTTCAAAAGCTTCTGCGATTAAACCTCCCATTTCCTGATCATTATTAGAGGAAATGGTGGCAATATTTTTAAGCGAAACAAAATCAGAAACTGGAGTAGCAATCTTGTTTAGACCAGCTACAACCTGATCCCTAGCCCACTCCAACCCTCTCTTTAGGTGTAATGGGTGATAATTTTCGCTAATTAGCTTATTGCCTCTAGAAAAAATCTCATGAGTTAGCACAGTAGCGGTGGTAGTTCCATCGCCAGCCATATCAGCGGTTCTGCCCGCAGCCTCCTTAACCAATTGACAGGCAAGATTCTCGATTGGATCTTCCAAGACAATCTCTCTGGCAACAGAGACTCCATCCTTAGTAATAACTGGATTTCCGACAAACTTCTGCAGAATAACGTTTTTGCCCTGTGGTCCCATGGTTACTGCGACAGTTTTTGCCAACTTGTCTACACCGGATTGCAGCTTAGCTCTAGCTTCTTTATTGTAAGATAAATTTTTTGCCATTATTACTCCTGATAATTGATGCGATACCAACAGCTACGGCATCGGCTTCATCAAAGGTTTCTTTTTTAATACTTTGTTTCTTATTTTGCTTGACCGAAAAAGATGCAATCTGCTTGATAAAATCAAAACATTCTTCTTTGGAAGATATTTTTTGATCAAAAGATTTTGATAACAAACTTCTAATACTTATAACCGCCAGCCTGTCTGGATCAACTTTTTTCTCTTCAATACAGGCCATAGTCATTGCTTCATTAAAGACAGATAAAACAACAATGGTTTTAGCAGTACTTTTACCCTTTGAAAATTTTGTAACATAATCTTCTATGGCAATTTTATCTGGATCATATTTTCTGATTAAGTTCTTGATTAAGACTTGTGATCTTAAAGCTCTATTGGCTAAAGATAGTTCTGATTTTGGCGGCTTTAAATGTCCGTGCTCTATGATTGTAATTTGATCATCAGAGTTGCCTAGTAAAGCCCAGCCTATTGTTGTGGAAGATATATCAAGTGACAATGTTTTAAACATGAAAACCCCTGCATGAATTTTACTCCATGCAGGGGTTTTTTTCACCCTAGAATGTGATTTTACTCTTCAAATTCAAAGTCAAAATCATCACCCTTTGACTTCTGCGCTGTCTTGCCAGCAGAGCTAGACGCTGACTTGGTATCTGACCACTTCATGTATTCTGCAATCTCTGAAGAGGCCGCAGGGGCGATAATCTTCTCTAGATTGATTCTATCATTAAAGTCCTGGAACTTCGACTTTAGATCACCTGGCAGCGCCTCATGTGGATTTGGAGTAACGCTGTAGAGAGGCTGAGTACCCTTTGGAGCCCTAGTGATAGTAATATCGTAACCAGTAACCTTACCCCATCTCTTATTGGTATATAGAGACTTGATACCGTTGAAAACCTGTGGACCAATTTCTAGCGCCTTGAACTGATTGTCACGACGATCAAGTACCTTGATAAACCATCTAGCGGTACGCTTGAAGCCAGAATCCTCTAGGCGACGAACCATAGCCGCATCATCAATGGGGCTGTTAAACTTGCGCTTGCTACCATCTGGACCATTACACCAGTGGATATAGAACTGAATGGGATTGCTCATAATTCTAACAGTGTTCTCTCCCTCCTCCAGCTTCATAAAATCAGATTTACCGGATGAAGAATCTGCTGAGTTCCAATCTACTTCGCCAAAAATCATACTTGCTCCTTTATTTAATTAATTGTGGATTGTTGTCTTGTGGAATTTGCCGCACAATGCGGACTTGCTCCAAAGTTAGGCTATTCCCATTCAATATCGTCTGAATTAACTTCAATGTCTGGACTTGAAGGCTCTGGAGAATTATCTCCTTCGCTAAAGTCAAAAGCACCAAATGTTAGATTGCTAGACTTCTCAATAGGGTAGTCCCTTCTTAGGAAGGTTTTGAAGGTGTAGTGCCAGCCAAAAAAGTAATTTGCTTTATTCTCAAACCATTTCTTGGTAGCCTTAGCCATCGTTAACTTGTTACAAATTTCAATATACTCATCATCTGCCTGAGCGAACCACTCTTTATCTTTTGCAGTCTTGTGACCTTCTTCTTTGGCTTTATTAAGAGCGGCATTAGACCAGGCTTTGTTCTTCTTGGTTTCAAAAAGACCAATATATCGGTCCAATAAGGCTATTTTTTCTTGACAGGCGTTCTGTCCCTCTAGGGTAAAAATCAAGCCTTGTTCTGCGATGTTAATATCAATTACACCATTAACTGGTAGCATACCTGCTATCTTATTAAGATTGGATGTATCAATCTCTTCTGGAGAAAACCCCTCTAGGCTTAGCAGGTCCTTAATCTTTGCCATCCCCCCTCCTCTCCATTAGGTTAGCCACGGCTTGCAGTTGGTCAACCTTTTTTTCTAGTGCCTCAAACTTTGATATCTTGGCGTCTAGAAATCTCATTCTTTGCGTAAACATAACATTCAACATATAGAAGATTACTGCCATAGGCGTCTGTCCGTCCAATGGTGGAGAGACAGATGTGACTACTCCATTTTGATCTGTTTCAAACAACATTCTAAAGCAATCTGGACCATATTTTTCAGATAAGAGTTTATAGTAGTTATACTCCTCTAGTGAGAGGTCTATTCTCTTATTTGCAATAGCCTTGATCAAGTAATCCTCCTGACACTAACACCGCCCTTTCTTAGGGTTGGGGATTCATTGTAAAGTCTTTTTAATTTTGCAACCTTCAGATCTTGCTCACTCTTTGGAAGCGGAATGTCTGGCTCACCATATTCAGACTCATCTTCTCCTGACTCATATTCATCTAGCTCTTCAGATTCTTCGACCTCAGTGTCTAATTCAGGTCTTTTTCTTGCACTAGATCTTGCCAAAGCATCTCTTCTTACCTGTTCTCTTATTTTTTCAAGATCTAAGTCAGAAGCCTGGTCCTCTATTTCAGAAATGCTTGCCGCCACCGCCCTATTGGGAGTACTTGGAAAAAATTCCGACATGATGAACAAAGACATATCAAAAATAACTGACTGATCTAAACCTCTGGAAAATTCTTGCAGAGATATCTTTTCCCTTATTGTTCCCAGTCTTTGCATATGAAAGTCTCCCAACAAGGCTGAGCCACAAGCCGGGCACATATTTTTTGTCAATGCATGTCTCATCTTATTGGAGACTTCAAACTTACAAGCTGCACAGTTAATCATTTTTCTCTCCCATATACTCTTTCTAGTGAGGATAATACCAAATCTTTTTGGTCCATATACTCGTTCACTTTACAAATAGCCTTAAAAGGTATTCCGTCAACTAAAGATGTTCTGTGCTGATCATAATCATCGGCCCAAAGAGTCATCCCGCAAGTGTTGCCAAAACTATCCTCAATTAAATATTTGGCAAACTTTCTCCCTATATTGGAACCATTTTTAATCTTAAATTCTTTAATTTTATTCTTAATAATGGCCTCCACCCTTACCTTGGAACCAGACTCCATTCTTCCAATAGATCCCAGCGAGACAACATTGGAACCTCCCGAGAAGAACCCCTTGAAAGCCTCATGAAGACTTCCAGATACAGCTCTACCCAAGACCTCTCTCTCATAGAGCAAAATATTCTTCTTATCCCACTCTTCCGGAGCTTCCTTTGTTTCAAAGGAAAGAGACATTTTCTTAATCTTTTCTGTCATCTCTGGGTTATAAGTTGGTTTCAAGGAGATTATTCTTACAGTAGAATCTGATACCTCTTCATCAAAGATATCTTCTCCAATAGAGAGGGAATTATCCTCTAGAACCTCTGCTTCCTCTGCCTCTGCAATAGAAATCTCTTTTCTAATTAGTGCGTTAATTTTATTTCTATATTTCTGATAGTTATCATGCATCTCTTTTCTTGGCAAACCAAAGGCATCAAATGCTCCAGCCTTTGCGAGAGATTGAATGGCAGTCTTCCCCACTAGTCTGCTTGGATTTCTAGCTAGAAAATCTACAAAATTAACATATGGCTGATTGGCAACAATGCTTCCTACCGCCTTTTCTCCTACGCCCTTAACTGTTGAGAGTCCAGAAGTAATTTCTTTTTCTCCAGTAACTTTATTTACATAAGAGCTGGAATTTGCATCTGGTGGCAAGAGAGAAATTCCCATTTTTCTACACTCATCAATGTACTCTTGAATCTTATCACCATTTGGATCTTCAGAGTTGAGTATGGCGCACATAAACTGTGTTGGATAATGATATCTTAGCCAAGCGGTGTAGTAAGAAATAAAGGAGTAAGAGACAGAGTGGGAATTAGAAGTCAGAACTCCATTTGCTAGATAATACTGATGGTCAGGGTGATCTACCTCTAGATCATAGGTATCAAATTCTCCAATTTCTTCACATGAAATTATTTTTGACATTGTGTATCCTTATAGATTTTTATAATTTCTTCTTCTGAGGTGCAATAACTATATTCATTGCCATTCCAAATCTTACCCACAAAATGAACCCCTGGGAGCGGGCTATCTATAATAGAAGATATTCTATCTAAAGTTGCATTAGAGAAGCCTCCAGTGCTTTGAGCCCAACAATCGTAAGATACTCTTATTAAGGTTTTTTGTTTTAAGATTGAATATATAGATAGAGCTACATCCTTTTCCCTTATTTTCTTAAAACTCTCAAGTGATTCCCTGAAATGAAGTGGTCCATCTATTTCAATTATTATATTTCGATCTAAAGATAAAAAGTCAACTTGTTTTTTGCCAGAAATTGTATTAAATTTTTTAGAATAAAAAAATTGAGAATACTTGAACATTCCCTCGTAATTACTAATTAACCACCTATCTATGTAGATTTCTGGTTTTGTCTTTTTCTTTGACACAAGAAGCTTAGAAGTTATGGCTAAAAATTCTTTCCTATGAGAAGCTCTCCACCTTTTAAGATTAGCGGCTCTACTCTTCTGTATATCGATTCTGGCAGAGGTTTTCTTGGCAGTTTCACTAGCCTTCTTTCTAAAGGCCTCTGTTTTATTTAAACTGCCAAGAAGCTCTGCTCTGCGCTTTCTTTCTTCTGGATTTGACATAATTGATTTAGAAACAGACTCGGAAACTTTTGCTTTATACTCTCCTAAATCCTGCCCAGACTCTTTGGCTCTATTTATCCAAGATCCATTTTCTTTTGCAATTGCGGAATATCTTTTTATTGAGTTATCACAAACCAAGCTTCCGTATTTTTCACGATACTCTTCAGGAGAAATATTATGCTCTTTCTTGACATGTATTGTTAATTTTGCTGAAGTGTAACTACATAGTCCGCACTTTATTAAGTCTCCACCTAGCAAAGCTGATTTCTGATACATATCACATGTAACT